GCTCGAAAATATGAACCCGAGGGGGGTCAAAACTAAGTTGGCGATTTAGCACGGAAGGGGGTCACTTTTTAGTTGGCGTTGACAAACACGGCCCATGTCTGGCCACGCCGCGCTGGGTCTGGCACCAGAAATTGCTGATCGACTGGAACGACCTCACCAGGTGCGGCAACAGTGTGCTGCACCTTCGCTTTGCCATTGGTGCCCAGAACTGTGACCAGCTTGATGGCCCTGCCTGTGGCCGGGTCTCGTTTGGCAACAAGAGGCCCCCATTGAAGGATCTGCTTTACGTTCTCCAGGCTGATGACGCGGGGTTTCTTCTTGCCTGCCCACTTCAAGCCGATCCAAGACAGGTTGCGGATCTCGCGCTTGCGTGGCTGCCCGCCCGCAGCCTGGCTGTGATGGGTGCAATCTGGGCTCATGTGGAACCAGCCCACGGCCTTGCCACCGCACTCGGTATTCGGATCGCCGTCAAACACATCGGTCGTGAAGTGCTTCGCGCCCGGGTGATTCACTGTGTGCATGCTGATTGCTGCAGCGCTGTGATTCTTGGCCACGCTGACTTTTCGACCGAGGCCCATTTCCAGCCCAGTACCAGCACCACCACCTCCGCAGAAAAAGTCGACAACAATCTCGTCGTCTTGCGCATTGAAGCCCAGGCTGTATTGAGTTTTGAAATCAAATGGCGGGCGCGTTAGTGAGGTCATGCTGTCACCTCATTCGCGACCGTAGCGCTGGCCTGCAGGCCACACTTCGTGCATCTCAGCCCAATGTCTGAAAGGCAGGGTTCATGATCGTTGGGAAAGCGGTACAGCTCTTTCACGGGACATTCAGGCTGGAACGGTCTGTCACAGATCTGCGACAGGGCCTTACCCCCCACCACAGGCTGCGCGGGCGGGCGATTTTGAGCGATTAGCGTTGCATCATGACTGGCTGCCTCGCGCAGCTTTTCGTGGGGTACAGGCGCTTCGGTGGTGCTGCTGGGAAGAGCAGTAATGCCTGCTGCTGTGCAGCAGAGACTGTTTGTTTTTTGTGTGGTGCTCCAACTGCTGTTGCGGAGCAAAGCGGCTTGCTCCTTGTGGTCAGTCTGTGAGCGATCACTGCCGCTTTCCTCCGATGCTTGGTTGCAAGTAGATTCATCGGACGCTTCTGGTTTTGTGCCGACGACGTAAAGCAGCTGCGCCTGGTCATTCTCCTCGACCAGATCGGCCAGTAGCAGTGCGTTCTCGACGTCCTTGCGCAAGGTGCGCAAAGCGTCAGGGCCAATCATCGACCTCAGTCGATTGTTCAGCTCTTTGTTGAAGCGGGTCGTAGCACAGAGTTCGGCAATGGCTTTTGTGTGCTGCTGGTGCAGGTCGCCAGCAGCTTGCGGGCTGAGCCGCAGCAGGGGGGTAGGTCGGTTCATGCTGCGTTCACCTGCTGGCCTGATACGCCGAGCGCTTCAGCCATTTGCAACGCCTGCTGCCGGAGCGTCAGGCAATCACGCTCCAGCTTTTTGCCGGTACGAAACGCGCTGAAGGTCTCAGCAGCGATTCTCAGTTTCTCGGCTATATCGTTCAGCGCGTCTCGTTCTTGCGCACCAAACGCCATACCTCGCTGGAGTCTTTCGCAGTGTCGCGCCAATTGCTCATTGTCTGTGCGGATCAGCCTCAATGATGCTTCAAGCTCATGGATCGCCAGAACGTCTTGTTCGCGCGGTACTTGTTCGCCGTTCGTGATACCAACTTTGATGCCGTCGCTACGGCCTATCATGTAGCCAAACCACAAAAGCAGGCCGGCTGAAATGATGAGTCCGATCAACACGCAGATTTGAGTCGTAGTCATGTGGTGTGCTCCTGGTGAGGTTGCTCGGCTGGTGGTGGCAGCCGTTTTGGTTATGTCGGTGAGTCTGATTCAGTTTGGGAGTTGCCCATCTCTTCATCGGCCTTGTATGCGCGGATGTCGATCAAAGCTGCAACATGACGAATGTGCGCGAACTTCGGTGCTTTGCGGCTTGTGTCCAAGGTGGTGATCGGGAGCGGGATTCGCCCGTTCTCGATCTCTGCTACAAACGACCGTTCGTTGAGGTTTCGGAAGTACTGCTCGCGCAGCTTGTCTAGGGGGATGAGTACATCTCCGAAGGTCCGATACAGCAGTTCAACGGTGGCCGCTTCTGGTGCTGGCATCAGACGTAGCGGATTCTGGCTATGGTCCTTCATGCTGCAGCTTCTTTGGGGTGGGGAATGTAGTCGTACATGTCCATGAGCGCTTCTTGTGCTGTACGTCCGCGCCCAAACACGTAACCCGCGCAAGGTCGACGCATCGTGAGGGTGAGAGGGATCCATTGGGGTTGAGTGATGCTAAGGTCGAGCGTGACGTGGGCATCGATCATTTGAAGTTCGCATGCCAAAAACTCAGTGATGGCCAGCAACTTGATTTGCTCCTGCTGTAATGGCGTTGCCGCAACAGCTTCAAGAAGTGCGGCTGAGTTAATGCCAGCAATGACAGCGGCAACTTCGTTCTGAGTGCGCTGTTCTGGCGGAATGCGCAGTAAGTTGATCAGCAGTCGGTCAATCGCTTCTTGGTTCATTCGGTCTTCTCCGCTTGGGGTGGTTCCAGCTGTTCAGGCAGTGCCGTTTGGTGAGCTCGCGCAGGTGTTCAGGAACCTCAAGAAGCGCTGCATTGCGTTCCTCCCGCGTATGCAGCGCGACGATCTGGCGAGCGTATTCCCTAGGCCACGTCACGTTTGTCGGCCGGTATTTCAGGCACAGCCAGCCCCAGTTGTTCAGCGAGCCAGCGTATGCCGGGCTGCTTTACCCTGGTTGACTGGCTGTACTGCATGCCAGACTGGTGATGGAACCAGCTACTGTCCTTGACACGCATGTACTCGCGGTCCCGCGTGGGGTAGGCGGGAAGGTTTCGTTCATTGAGTAGTGCCTTTTCCCTCATCAGAGAGATGAGCTTGGGTCTGCTGATGCCAAGTTGTTTTGCGGTCTGAGCCAAGGTGCGTTCCATGCTTCCTCCTAAGCCGCTTGCATTGCGGGAGTCGCAATGCTGGCCAGGTGATTGATGGACTCGACAACCTTTTCATGGATTTCGGCATCTGGACCGGACAGCGTGAAGCACTTGGTCCGAGGCTGCCTGACTCCGATAGTCATAAGGGTTGTTGCTGCTGTACGGGTTCTGTTGCGATGAATCGAGACATGAATCGGCTGTTCAAGGCCAACGTCCAGGCTGAGCATGCCGCCCCTGCGTACCAGATCGAAGACTTGCAGACTCAGTTGCTCGTCGAGGACGTTGTATTTTCCATCGGTGCGCTTTGCTGCGGATGTGCCTAGATCGAGCGGACCGTTAGCTATCTCTTCGATAAAAGCTGCCAGCTGGAGGTGCATCTTTGTAGTGTTTGGCAGCGTCAGGGAGTGGCGTTGATTGCCTACCTCGACCCTGAACTGCGTTTCCGCCGAGGCGTGTTCAACCTTGAGACGAAAGGGCAGGGCACCGCTCTTTGCGGAGCGAATGGTGTGGTTGAAAGTTTCTGTCAGCTTGGCCTGCGCTTTGAGCAAGGTCAGTGTTTTAGCGTCGAGCTTGTACTTGCTCATGCTGCACGCCCTCCGTCGTTCGGATCGAACGGTGAAGGGGTGGCATGGGCTGGCTTTTTTGGTTTGCTGGTGATGAAGATGCAGCCGGCCACAATGGCTAGGTGACGAACCTCGAAGACGCGCAGCGGGTCAGTTACCTTTGGGTGGACGTGCAGGGTTGCTGTGGTGTGCATGGTGCTGCCTCGCTCTGTGGTGGAAGAGTGAGGCAATAATAACCTTAAAGGTTAACCTGTCAAATCTATTTAACCGTAAGGGTGAAGAGCCAGCTATCCAGCGGCTTGTTGATGTCCATGAGGTCATCCAAGGTGCTGATGTGGACAAGGGGACTAAATTCGTATTTGTCACACAGTTCTTGGATATCTCTTTTAATATTGAAAGCGTTGAATGAACCTGCTGACTCATCAAGTACAATAATTATATGAAGATAAATCTTTTTGTCTGAAACACGTTTAATGTTTCGGGCGGCGAAATTTGCTTTTTTAAAGGTCTCTGCAAATCTGCGATTGGTATATATTGACTTGAAGTACTTAACTTCGGCTATGTGGACGGCTTCATCTGTACTTGCTATGGCGTCAAATATTAGGGGTGATATCAATCCCGGGATGTCAAATTTCACTTCTGGGAGGAAAGTTTTATTTGTTTCGAATGAGAGCTTGTGGATGGCGAGGGCATCAATTTTTTTAATTTTTGTGGCTATCTGCTCTTTGTTATCTTTTGCGAATGCCTCAAAGTCGAACTTATTCTCTTCTAGTTGGTTTTCTTCTGATTGTGGTGTTTTAGACGGATCATTTGATGGAGCCTGCGTTAACTCATTAGCAGTCTCACTCACTACAGAATCGCTGTTCGGTAGCCGATCTGGAGTTTCTCCATCGTCTCTGGCTTCGCTAGCTGGGCCTTGATCGTATGGAGGGGGAAAGCCAGTGCCTGTCTCGCACAGGTCCAAATCTGACTCTATTTGCTCAGGTCCGGGGATCGCTTCGTCTACCTCCTCCTGAAGCTTTTCATTTCGCTCAGCCGTTGTCACTTTACCAAAAAGTGAAATAAAGTGATCTTCGTTTTTATAGTCTGAGGGGACGTAGAGTGTTTTGTGATTGAAGTTAAGGGTCGCGAAAAAGAGAGTGACTATGAAAGTTGGAAAAAGTATTAGAAACCATATATACATGGATTGGTTGTCAGGTTCTATAAGAGGAAGAACTACGCTGCCACAAATCTCTGCGACTGCTGCAAATCTTGATATCACCGTTAATGGATTTTTGATGTGTGAAGTATGTTCCTTCATGGCTTTTCCTTGATGTATGGCAGTCACAGATCAGATATTATCCATTTAGCCCTTCCGCATATTGTCCATTCTTCGGACATTTTGATGATCCTATTTGGCCAGTCTGGATTCAATGCGTATAGGTATTGCTCATTTCCTTCTTGTCGCAGCTGCTTAAGTGTGGCGGCGTTATCGCTTGACCTTTTTGCGACCACGAAATGCCCAGGAAGGGCATCCAAAGAAGGGTCGATTACAACCTTATCGCCTTCAGTAAATTTTGGTTCCATGCTGACCCCTTCGACTCGCAGAATGAACGCCTTGGGACCAACAGGGCCGGGCGCATCAATCCATTCTTCGGCAGCGATGGGGTCAACAGCCGAGTTCGTTTCGCACCAAGCTCCAGCCGCAATTGAGCCGATCACTGGCAGCTTCCTGCCTGTGTGTCCTAAAAGCGTGGCGTTACTAAACTCACCAATTCCGTAGGCCAGATCTAGGTAGCCGTTGTGCAGATCAAGAGCTTTTTCGATCTCTCTAGCAATCTGGTCACCGATGCCTTTCGTTGGGTTTTTTCCAGCAAAAGCGCTTACCTGGGCCGGAGCTTTTCCAAGGCGATCAGCTAAATCGGTCAGCCTAAGCTTTTTTTCGCTCAAAACACGTTTGAGGTTTTGCAGTCTGGTATTGGCAATTTTCATGCGTAGCAGTCTGATTTAATTAACCCACAAGGTGAATGTCCTTTTGGGTATTGAAAAAAATAATCTCATAGGTTAACTTCTGGGCATGGAAGGAGTAACTTATGAAATTACGTGACTACATAAACGGCATGACCCCCAAAGATCTTGACGCATACGCTCGACGGTGTGGTATCTCGCTCAGCTACCTTCGCCTGCATGTCAAATACGCAAGCAAAGACCCCAGCGTGTCCCTCATCAAGTCCTTGGCACGTGAAAGCCAAGGCCGCGTTTCCCTTGCTGAGGTGCTTGAACATTTTGGGATAACTGAAGCGCTGTTAAGACCCGCAGCTTAGAAAAAAGGCGACCCTAGGGCCGCCCAGTTTCCCCCAGCACGCGCCACCACAGCGGAGCCGGGCCGCGATCAAGGTTGACGGGCACACCACATGCAATCCTTCAGTCTTCATCGCGTTTTCAAGGCACGGATGCCTTGAGTTGCTGCCTCTTCCACCACAGAGCGGGCAGCTGTTGCGCCAGAGGTGAACGACGGATCGTTTGCCTCGGCACGGTGCCGGTAAGACCGGCGTGTGGACCCTTTCAAGCCACGCGGCAAATGTATCACCACTACATGCCGCGCGGCACTGGCAACTTTCAAGGATTAATGCCATGAGCCGAATTGCTCTGAGTTGTGTTGAACGGGCGCAGCGGGAGATTCTGCCGCTCGACCTAGCCCTTTACCATGCTGCAAGGGACTACCCTGGCGGCGCTGCTGCAATTGCCGTCACCACCGGCAGAAACCCCACCACCCTGCAACATAAGCTTTCACCGACTCACCCAAGCCACACAGTCAACATTCAGGAGTTCGGGGAGATCCTGGAGCTGACCAAGGATCGCCGCATTCTGGACGCAGTGCATGCCTTGGTCGGTGATACGACTTGGCAGGAGTTGGCAGAGGCTTATACCAACGACATGCCGGAGACGTTGACCACGGGCATTGCAGAATACTTCCATCAGGTCGCGAACCTTGCTGAGACGTGGGCAAAGAGCATCGGCGACGGTGTCGTAAGCGATCAGGAACTGGCTGAGATACGTCTGCAGGTGTTCCGCAGCATTCAGGGCTTGCTCGGGTTGTTCAACCGCGCCTCCTACGTCAATCAGGCGACGCGGGGTACTGATCATGGCTGACATTGCCGACTTTGCTAACGACCTGGTGCAAGAGCGCATAGACCAAGCCCTCGCTGCTCGGCGTGCGGCCAAACCTGTACTCACGCTTCACTCGTTTCTTTTTTGCGAAACCTGTGAAGAGGCTATTCCCGATGCACGACGTATTGCCTTGCCCGGCTGCACGCAATGCCTGACTTGCCAATCCCTGCTGGAACTGCGTGAGGCCCGTCATGCTCGATGAGGTGCTGGGGCAATTCGCTGACTATGGCCTTGAGCCTGCTCAACCGTTGGTGTTCGGCAAGTTGACCCGTTGCAAGACATCCCAGGACAAGGGAAAGGAAAAGAACGGTTGGTACGTCATTCACGAGCATCTGACCGAAAAGAATGAGTCGCTGATCTTCGGCAGTTTCGGAGACTGGCGTTCGGGTGAGACGCAGAAGATCAAGGTGAAAGCGGGTCGAATGTCGCCCGAAGAGCGTGAGGTCATGCGCGCTCGTCAGGAGGACGCGAAGCGCCGCGCAGCTGAGGTCGCCGCCAATGCTGCCCGTCGTGCTGCCAGTCGGGCGGCTGGCATGTTCAAACGCATGCCTGATAAAGGCAAAAGCGCCTATCTAGATCGCAAGCAGATTGTCGGGTTTCGTGTTCGTTACGCGCCGCGTTCAGGTGCTGTGCTGGTCCCGATGAGCAACGCCCGTGATCAGATAGTCGGCCTGCAAGTCATCTACCCGGAAAAGCAACAGGATACCGGGCGTGACAAGTCCTACTGGCCCTACGGCATGTCAAAGGAGGGGGCGTTTCATTTGATCGGCCCTGAGCCTGAGCCGGGTGAGCCGTTACTGATCTGTGAGGGATATGCCACTGGCGCTAGCCTGCACATGGCGACTTCATACGGAGTCGCCATTGCGTTTGATGCGGGCAACCTGCTCGCGGTCGCGAAGCTGATGCGTGACCGTCTCCCTGGTCGACCGATCATCATCTGCCGCGATGATGATTGGAAGACCAAACGCCCGAATGGGCAGCTTTGGAACCCTGGCGAAGAAAAGGCTACCAACGCCGCCCTGATCGTTGGTGGTCAGGTGGTTGCGCCCATCTTCTCGGTTGAGCGTCATGACAAATGGACTGACTTCAACGATCTGCATGTCGCCGAGGGTTTAGAGGCCGTCCGCCGTCAGGTGTTAGCGGTCGTCAGGCCCCCAGCGGCAGGTGGTTGGAAAGACCAGCTGGCACGCAGTGAGAACGGCGCGCTCATTGCCCATATGCAGAATATCGAGCTGATACTCGGTAACGACGAACGCTGGGCCGGAGTGATCAGCTTCAGCGCATTCAGCTCCAAGATCGTCAAGTTGCGGGCCGCGCCTTATGGCGGTGGGACTGGCGATTGGGCTGATATCGATGATATGCGGGTCATGAAGTGGCTGGCTCAGGTCTACAACCTTCGGGTCAAAGCTTCCAGCGTCATTGAGGCGGTGAGCATTGTTGCTCACGACCATGCTTTTCACCCAGTGCGTGAGTACCTGCAGAAGCTTGAATGGGATCAAGTGCCGCGACTGGAACAATGGCTCATCGATGTTATGGGAGTAGAGCCCTCTGAATACGTCAAAAAGGTCGGCAAGCGGTGGATGATCTCGGCGGTCGCAAGGGTAATGCGGCCTGGCTGTAAGGCCGACTCGGTGCTGATTCTTGAAGGCGCACAGGGCGCTGGTAAATCCACTGCCATGAGCATCCTCGGGGGCGACTGGTTCATGGATACCCCTTTTGCGCTCGGTGACAAGGATGGCTTTCAGGCCATTCGTGGCAAGTGGATTGTTGAACTGGGCGAGTTGGACAGCTTCAACAAGGCCGAGAGTACCAAGGCCAAGCAGTTCTTCTCTGCATCGACAGACACCTACCGAGAAAGCTATGGCCGGAGAACAAACGATGTGCCACGCCAGTGTGTTTTCGTGGGTACGACTAACCAAGAAGAGTATCTGAAGGACGCGACCGGCAACCGACGCTACTGGCCGGTTGCGTGTACGAAGGTCGAACTTGAGCAACTGCGTGATATGCGCGATCAGTTGTGGGCTGAGGCGATGTTTTGCTTTCAGGCAGGCGAGATCTGGTGGGTGAATCGTGAGGAGTCATCAATGTTTGCCGAGGCGCAGGACGAGCGCTTCGTGGTCGACGAATGGGAAGGGTTGATTCTGAACTGGCTGGAGGAGTCGCAGATCGGTGAAACCACCAGCGGCAACGAATTGCTTGGCACGGCATTGAAACTGGATGCGGGGCATTGGGGCAAGCCAGAGCAGATGCGCGTAGGGGCAATCATGCACCGCCTGGGATGGAAGCGGGCGCGCTCCTCGGTGCTGTCGAAAAGCGGCTTGCGGCAATGGGTCTACAAGAAACCGGCAGCGTGGGGCCGATCATCAGATCTGGTAGTCGAGAAGTTTGATGAGCCTTGCTTCAATGATTAAACGAATTGATGCGATGTTGAAACTTTGGGCTGAAGACCTGCATTCCCCTTCATCGGTTGGAACCGCTTCGGGTGGGAACATGATCGCCATGCTGATGGAGTGCAAAGGGGAGCTGATACGCGGCACGCGGGGCAGCCGTGTGCTGCTGGATGAGTCTGCCGACATAGAGCTGATCGTCAACAAGCACCTGGCACCCGAGCTGGCGTTGGTGGTGCGTGAGCATTACTGCAACAGCGACAGCTTCCTGCATCAGAAAATCACCCACTGCGGTTGCAGTCGGCAGACCTACTACGACCGGCTGCATCAAGCACACCTGAGCATTCAAGGGCTGCTGTGGGGTAAGGCTGCTTGAGGGGGCTCGCTATTTCCCGCTTGTCCTACCTCGTCCCACTGCCTATCTACGCGGTGGGACGGGTTTTAGCCCCGTCTGCGTTGCTCCGTCCCACCGTCCCACCTCTAACCAGCATTCCCACATGTAGCGTAGCGGGTGCCATCACGCGCTATGCGCGCGTCAGCGTGCGTATAAATATTCTTTCTTTACACGGAGAAATAACAATAAAGGTAGGACAGTGGGACAACGCTTTGTTTTCGGGGTGTTCAAGCGTCCCACCTGTCTTTGGGCTAGTGGGACAGTGGGACATGGGCGAAAAAGCGAATGGCCGATCGAGGGTATTCGTCTACATTGCCGGGGCGTTGGTGCTGTGTTGCCTACATATTCGTCGGTGGCATTAATACTGGCTTGCTGCCGCCGGAATCCACCTGTAAAAAGTAGTCATCTTCGATAGGTGCGACCGCATAGCGGCACACGCACTACACCACCAAACCCGGCCATTGCGCCGGGTTTTTTGTTTTTAGCTCACCCCGAAGGGTGGTAACCGGATGCGCACCATGCCCGAAAAGAACCCCGACTTATGGGCGCACGTCTGGATGGCCCTTTCCAATCCACTATGGCAGGGCGCGATCATGGCAATCATCGTCTCTCTACTGCGCATCCTGTACGACGCAAAAGAAACCAGTAAGCGTCGGATCTTCTTTGAAGCGCTGATCTGCGGCTCCTTAAGCCTGGTCGCGTCCAGCCTGATTGAGTGGATGACCTGGCCGCCCAGCCTCTCGGTGGCTGCAGGTGGAACGATTGGTTTT